TTGTGGCAGACGAAGACCCAGATTGGTATGTAGTTGCACCACCGGTATAACCACCTTCAATACTTGTGTTAGATCCACTTACATTGCTTTGAGTTTCTGCAGATTTAATATTAGTTTCTAGGTTAAAAATAAATAATAAAAAAATAGCCCATATCAGTAATGTTAATTTTTTTAAAGATTCTAACCTGCCTTTGACAAAGTTAGTTAAGATTAAAGGTTTCTGTTTTTTCATTTACGGACCTAATATAAGACTTTTAATACTTAAACTACCATCAATATTAGTCTGTAATTCTGCTTTAGATTTAATACATTTAAACTCTACGTTTTCAGAAATATTACGACTAGCATGACGTTTGCCTTTTAAACACTCTGACATAGAAGGTTGTATTCTATGTTCTTTTATTTCAGCACCTACAAACATTAATAAAGCCACAACTGTTTCAATCATTAGTGTGCTCCATTACCATTTTTTCTAACTTTATCTTTTAAGTGCTCAACATCTACTAAAGTTTTTTCTAACTGTTCTCTTATAAATTGTATGTTAACTTTGTTAGTCATGTTCTGCTCTTGTGTTTTTTCTAATTTTTCTACAGTTTTATATATGTCTTCTATCAACATAAATTGTTCTTGGTCTGTTGGTTTTTGTTCTGATTTTTTTAGTAAGTCAGCTTGAAACAATTCTCTTGATGTCTCAAGACTTGTCAGTCTAGATGTAACTTCTGTATATGCAAACACACCCATAGCCACTCCTGCTACGATAGCCAACATATTTTTAATTGGCATACTTATTGATGTATCATTTGATATTTTCATAAGATCTTACCTTTGTTCTTGCCACTCTTAACCATATATTTTTGTGTTCCATTTGCACCAATCTCTACTTCTTTACGTAAAAATTTAAACATGTTCATTTGTTTTGTGTCTTCAAACTTTTGTTGAACATAATCTAAAACTTTTTGTTTGTTAAACCTGTCTCTTTTCATTTATAGAAACCGTCAAAAACCCAATTAATAAATCTGTCCCATTGTTTTTTAATCCATTTAATCATTTTTTTTCTCCTCAATTTCGTAGAAAAAATTATCTGTGTCTTCTGTTTTCCATTGACCAGAATTTTCTACATTCCATTCACTTGTTTGTACCTTCCAGTCAGGAATAGTATTCTTAACTGTAAACGAAGGTATGTCCCATATTATTCTGTTATTTGGCTGAGCCGCATAGTTGCCATCATCTAAAGCAAGTATGTGAGCGCACTTGTGTTCGTGCGGAATTTCCGAATGATCGGTGTCTATTATATTACTCTCTGGGTGTGCAAAGTCAATTGTAAAAAGATATGACCCCTCGTGCCATTTCTTGTCTTTGCCTATGTATTTGCCGTGTTGTCCGTCTAAAAGATCCCAGCTAGTAACAGCAGGGTAATAAGAAAAGCAATTCCAGAGTTGAAGTTCATCAAGTCTTTTAATGGGAACAGTTTCCGGTTGAAAGCCACGTTGAATAAAAGCCGAAATTGGCAGTCTATAAAAGACAGCGCCATTTTCCATAATACAGTGAAAAAGTATACTACGTCCAGTAAGACTTGATATGCCGAATATAATACAATCTTCAACTTCTCCATGATGTTTCTTAAGATCATATAAATATTCTCTTCTTATTTGTGCATAAGTTGCAGGTATGTTTGCGTTTAAATAAGCCATGTATCATAAATTAAAATATTAATAATATTAAAAATATAATTACAACAGCAGTTGCAACTTTTTTATGTTCTTTAACTATATGTTTAGCTTCGTTTATAATTTTTTCCATAAATTGTCTTCTATTCATTGATATCTCCCCAATTTTTTCCTGATTCATAATCTACTTTGTTTGGAATCTCTAATGTAACAGCATTTTCCATAATCTCAACAATTTTTTTAGCTTGTTTATCAGATTCTACAGATATGTCTAATTCATCATGCACCTGTATGTGCGCTACAATGCCTTCTTTATATAAATCTAACATACATTTTTTTGTCATGTCTGCTGCAGATCCTTGTATTAATTTATTTAATGCTTTGTAAGTATAAGCACGCTTGATACCTGGCCCATGTTCCTGGACAGCTTGTTCAAAAGGTAATGCTTTGTGCATACCAAATTGATTAGGTTCCCATAAATGGAATCTACATAATCTACCCAGTAAAGTTCTTATTTGGCCTCTTTGTTGGGCTCTATTTGATACAGACCGCATAAGAGATTTAACAAAAGGTACTCGTTGGTGATAAATTTGAAATAATGATTCGCTTTTTCTTTACTAACACCTAACTCTGCTTGTAATTTAGCTTTACCCATTCCATAAAACAATCCAAGATTTATTGTTTTAGCATCTGATCTAGGTATATCTGCCATTTTAGCTACAATGGTATGAAAGTCAGCATCGTTTTGTAAGTAAGAATCTTTAACTGCAAAGACACTAGTGTCTTGATCTAGAGATGCATAATGAACTACAAGTCTTGGTTCTTGTTGACTGTAATCAAAACATCCCCACTCGCAACCTGATTCTGGTATAAATAGGGATCGAATCATAGGACCTAAGTCTTTATTACGAGCAGGAATTTGTTGTAAATTTGGGTTAGAATAAGAAAATCTACCGGTAACTGTACCACCTTGGTCAGATCTTAATTGATTAATATCGGCATGTATTCTACCTTTGTGTTCGTGTTTAATAATAGTATCTATAAATGTTGTATGTGCCTTGTTTATCTCTCTAGCTTTTGCTATCTTATTAACTAATGGATGTTCATGAGTAGACAAGAAATTTTTAGTAAATGAAGGTGCCTGTGTTTTTTCAGTTCTTTCATACTCCAATCCAAGTTTGTCAAAAACTTTGGCAATACTTCGTGCAGCCCATATTTGACACTCTTCTCCTGTTTCTTTTTTTACTTCTAACAACAATTGTTTTTCTTGTTTACTTAATTTTAATTTCAATGTATGAGCAGATTCGATATCGACTCTAACTCCTTTAAATCTCATATCAACTAAACATGGAAACAAATCTGTTTCTAAATTAAATATAGAACTTATATCTTGAGTAGTTATTTCTTTTTGCATAACTTTCCACAAAGCTAAAGTAATCTCAGCGTCTCTTTCTGCGTAATTTCCTACATATAATGCGGGTAATTTCCACATATCTGCTTTAGGATCTAAACCCCATTCTTTAGCAGCGTTAACTAATTCTAATTCATTTTTACCTTGACCAACGTAATCCCAACCTAAACTATTTAAATCAAATCTATATCTATTTTCATTTACTAATGAAGCTGCAATCATAGTATCATAAATTCTACCATTGATTTTAAAACCCATAGCTCTAATCCAAGATACATCATACATTGCATTGTGAAATATTTTATCTGCGTTAGATTCACAAATATCTTTAAACCATTTTAAAACTAAATCTTTATCTAAGTTACCACCACCTTCATGAGCAAATGGAAAATAACCTGAGTAACCATCTGTGGCAACAGCTATGCCAACCACTTTACCTCTACCAACAATAGCGCCAGATCCTTTTGTTTTTAAATCAGGATCATGTGTTTCTAAGTCAATTGCAATTTCATTAGCGTGGCGTAAGTCTGGAAATTCTGTAGGCTTAACCCATTCTGTTTGTGCTTTAAATATCATTTATAATCTCTCTCTTTTATCATTTCTAAATAATGGATTGCCTTGTCTATGTCTTGTTCTTTCCCTTTCGCTGCATGTCTGCATATATATTTTATAGCTGATCCCTCTGCAAAAGGCAACCTGTTCTTGTTTATAAACTCACTCGGCTGCATAATCATATCTTTGTAGTGAGATCCTCCTATTTGTTTTTTGTATGCTGTCATATTATAAATTCCTTTCTCTTGTTATTGTTTTTAATTAAAAATAAATTTTGCATAGATCTAGTAACTGCTACATACCAAACTCTATACTCTTCATTTTTTTTAGACCGTGACTTACTTGCAGCTTTCATTGTGTTGGTTGTTTCATTTAAAAATAAAACAACGTTTGTTGCTTCACTGCCTTTTGCACTATGAATTGTTGATATAGTTATTCTAGGTGTTTTGTTTATTTTTTCTTTGTTAGCTAATAACACTCTTAGGTAATCTATTTTACTAGAAGACTCATTATTAAATGCATTATACCAAGTTAATCTAAAATCTGGTTTTTTACTTTTAATTCTTTCTAATATTCTTTGTTCTACTATTTCAGGTATTTTTTTACCTGCCTTCATCTTATCCCAATAGGCAATGTCCTCATATAAATTTTTACTTATGCTGTTTTTATCGTCAGAAGTTTTAAAAAATAAACCTTTTTGTTTTAACATTTTAGGTATTTCTTTTAAAAGAGAATTTGTTCTAGCTAATATTAACCAACTCCCTTTAGACATATCTATGTCCGCTATTCTAATAACTTCAATTATTTGTCCTTTTTCTTTTTTAGGGTAATATTTTTTTTCTAATCTGTGTTCTTCTATTCGACCTACAATAGATAAAGCACCTTTTTGTATTTCGCTAGGAACTCTTTTAGATTGTTGTAAAGGAACTTCAGTAGCTTTCCATTCAATAAAAGACATAACATCTGCTCCTGCCCAACCAAAAATAGCTTGGTCGTCATCACCTGCAATCCATACATCTGCATCATTTTCTTTTTCTATTTTTTCTAACATATCCCATTGAATTTTTGACAAATCTTGAGCTTCATCTACAAAAATAACGTCTAATTTCCCTTTAACAGTGCCGTTTTTTAGAAATTTGTCTAACATGTCGGTAAAATCTATTAGACCATATGTTTTTTTATAACTATTTATTTCTTTGTCTATGGCATCTAATTTGTTTCTTTCAACCTTACTTAAGTGTTCATTTAAATCAAATTGATTCAAGGTGTCTATTCTTCTAACCCTAGCTAAATTTATTAAATTTAAATATTCACTGTTAGAACTAAAAATTCCATTCCATGAATTGCTTTCATATGATGCATAATTAATTTGTATGCCACATGTTTCGCCAATAGCTTTGTAATGTAATTCGTTCATAACATTGTCTTGGTTTAATCCTAAATTGTGAAAAGCTAAAGAGTGTAGTGTCTTAAAATATAATGTATCTTTTTCAGTTAGATCTTTATTTTTTTTTAAAAACCTATCTCTGGCTTCATTAGCTGCGTTACGTGTAAATGCAAAATAACCTATACGATTTAACGGAACACCTTTTGCAATATACTTATCTACTTCATCCAATAATGTTTTAGTTTTTCCTGTGCCAGGAGGACCAATTACTTTATATCTCATTAATAATTAGAATCCTTTCGTTCTACAGGTTTATATTCTATTTTATCTACATGTAATTGTTTGAGCTTACATACTTTTTCTACTTTGTTTTCTATTTTTAATGAATAATTAAACTCAACTTTAAATTTTTCTTTTAATTTGTGTCCTATTTTTTCTTTAGATATTTTCCAATCACTACCTAAATGAGAAATAAAAGATTGATACTTAAAGTAATGGTGACCATCTTCTGTAAGACATGAACCTAATCTTATTTGTATTCTTTCCCTGGCTTGTGGTCCATTTACACAATAATTATATAACTCGTTACCTAGTATATCATCCGTGCTTGTTCCTTCAGGTGGTTTAATATTTTGACAATCTTTTCTCCAATCTGTTAATTTGACTCTATAATCTTTTGGTTTTAAAGGTTCAAAATATATTCCTGTTTGTTCCCATATAAGATCTAAAACCTTTTTTTGATTTGTCATTATATCTACATCAGGTATTACTACTTCTATCTTGTCATCATTTGGCATAACAACATTAAATCTATATTCTGGTCTTTCGTATTTTATTATTTGATAGTCTGTTATATCTGGAAAAGCATTTATGTTATCAGATTTAACTCCAAAAACTCTAGAGTAACATAAACTTCGCATACACTTATCTTGAATAGGATCTTCATAACAAGTATGACCAGCTGTTTCCTTATCCCATGCTTTAATTTTTTGATCTAACTTAGCTTTGTCCCAAGGTGTTTCTAAATATTTTGTGTTGGCAAACATAAGTTGATCTGTCCATTTATCTTTGTATTTCTTTTTAGCAAAGACCATGTAATTATACATAAATCTATCTCTACCATCATCTAATTTAGATTTTGAGCACAAAGCTAAACAAGGTGGACCATCATTAAACTCTGGATCTGAACCCACTAAAATATTTTTGTGTGTTTGATCTACTAAAGTATCTAATGTGTTACTATCAATTTTAGATTCTTCTGCGTATTTTATAAACTCTTCTAAAGATAATTTTTTATTATCCTTATCCACTGCATATCTATGTGTTTCCCCATTATTATAGTAGGGTAGATTAATAAAATTTCCTGGCTTTATGTTTCCTTTGTCATCTTCCTTTAATTCTTTCTGTTTTGGAAAAATTTCTGTGGTGGGTTTTAAACCCAGTGGAAGCAGAAAAGATTTTAATGCTTCTATTAAATTAGAAGCAGGAATAGGTTCTTTTAAAAATATGTAACAATGAAGTCCTCCACTTTTAGACATGAGAGGAACTAATGGTAAATTATACTGTGCAAATAATGCCAAGTATTTTTCTATTTTAAAATTTGCGTAATTTTTAGGATCTACATCAATACATCCAAACTGTGCTGTTTTATCTAATCGGCATGGTTGTATACCTATAGATATATTGCCTTTAATATGGTTCTCATAATCAATAGTAGTGGTAGGTCTTCCAGACCATTCGTAATCTGGTTTTAATTTATTTTTTTCAGCATCTAATTTTGCTGATGACATATCAGCGATACCAAAGTCTCCTGAATAACCAGAAAACAACCTTATAAATTTATCTACCATAATGATCCCTTAAACCAAAAATATGTTTATATTATGGGCGGCTTCAGTCTCCCTAAACC